CTGGAAAGGCTTTTTGGTGTTTCATCTACTGGAACCTCGGCAACTTCTTCAGTTTCAGTTTCTGCGTCTGCTTCTACTGTTTCTTCTTCTTGAGGTGTCTCCTCCGGAGTCTCTACCTCCTCCTCCTCCGAGCCTCCGTGGTCTGCCATGAACTGCTGGATCTGACGCTGAGATTCTTCTTCCAGACGCTGATCTTTTATTTCCTCGTGGTTAATTTCCTCTTGTTCCTGTTCCTCGGCGATTGCTTCCTCTGCCATGAGAACCTTTCATGCTTTTCTGTGAAAAATTCCCTGCTCGTCCATTAGCTTGGCAGCACCTCCACCAGAGGTGCAGTTTCCATTTCAGGTGGTAATTCCATTGGACCCGGAGTTGCCGGTGCCATTTCCTCCAACACGTCGCTCATCTCTCCTGCCTGTGGCATCTCTCCTCCTGCCGGGAGTTCTCCCATCGGCATCTCCGGTGCTGGCGCTGCTTCATCCAGCATTGCTTGTGCAGTCGTCAAGAAAGTGAGCATCATGTCCAGTTTCTCCTGCTCAACTCCCTGCTGGAGTGCTTCGAGATAGGCAAGTTGCATCCGTGACTTTGCAAGTGTCAAATTCATCAGTGGATCCGGCGCAACATATTCGTTGTCATCCAAGATTTTACTGATGCGCCACTCAACATCATTCTCCGCAGTTTCCATCCAGTGGGTGACGGAACTCAAATCCGGATAATCTAGGAGTTTTGTAATCTGTTCACGTTCAGAAATCACTCCCATGTTGATGAGTTCCTGCACCGTTTGGATTCTACCGGCAGGAGTGGATGGCAGCAGTGAAACCGGGAATGCCGTTAACTGGTAGTCTTCTTGTGCAAGTCGGACATCCTCGAATGCGCTCATTTCAAAACCTTTCTTCCGCATGGTCCGCACCGTGAAGGAGTTCCCTTCTTCCACAATTTCCTCTCCCAAGTCCATGAACCAACTAGCACATTCCATAAATGCCGACTCATAGCGCTGTGCCGTGAGCATGTGCCGTTCTGTTTCAATGTCTGTGTAGATTCTAAGTGCAACGCCAGAGTCGAGTCCTGATGGTTTCTTTCCGGTTGCACTCAGTTCGGAGATTCCACTGATTTCATACGCACGTTGCAGGAGTCGATCCAGGTGGTTGTAGACCTCGCCGGACATTGCTTGAGGCACATAACTCACAGGAGGTTGTGCGCCTGCATACATGAGGATGGTGCCTGGTACATTCCGGAGATGGTTTGGCGAAACCTTACTTCCAATCGGAACAAAGAAATATGGAGACGACATCAATGCCATCGACTGCTGGATCCTGATCAGCAGAGAGTTGATCTCACGCTGGACTGGTTCGAGCTGCTCGACCAGGCTCGTGCCTGAGAATCCAAGCACCGCATCAGACCATCTCAGAAACACAAATGGAAATCTATCATAATTCCAATGTTCGTCCAACAAAGTCACGCCATCAATACAGATCACATGTCTTCCGTCATCAGTGTCCTCGCCGGTTGGAAGATGCCATGCTTCAAACGCCGTTGCCATCTGCTCTTCATCGGCAGTATCCGAGTATGACTTCTCAACAAGTGCAGTTTCAATATCCGCAGCACGTTCAGGAAACTGGTGGATCAGGGATGCTTTGTGTGTCTCAAGAATCTGAAAGAGATTCCTTGGTGCTGCATAGAGTGCTTCTCCTAGATCCCAGAAGATATGGTTTGAAAACACACGCTCGGCAGAGATTCGGTCTCCACTTCGGAATAGTTTGAGAACACCCAAGTCCATGATGCATGCGTCTGCGAAGATCCTTGGCATCAGGTCATAGAGTCCCAACTCCATGAAAAGTCCTTCCATGCTGTCACCGAGACGCTTGGCCTTCCTCCGGAGCATGTAGTCTCCTTCTCTGGTGAGGTAGAGAGGACGTGGCTTGTTCCTGCCAATCTTCGAGGTGATGGTATCAACCTGACTCTGTGCAACATTGAGACGCATCACATTGGGATCCCGACGTAGTCCCGCCTGGGATCTCATGCTTCCAGAGGCACCTAGTTGAGAGTATGATTTCTGTCCATACATCCTCATGAAATCTAGGTTTCCATCTGTCCGTGAGACGTGATCATTCTCTAGCTTGTGAACAATATCAACAACATGATCACAGATTTCGTTGGTTTCAGACTCGTACCAGTACATCGTCGTCAGGCTCCGCGCTAAAGTATTTAAGCTGCTCTTCTGTTGGTGGTTTTGGTGCCTCTGGAATCTCATAACTAGGTAAAAACTCCACCTCAATTCCAAATCCTTTGAACCGTGCTGCTTTTTGTTCTTGTAAAAACAACACCAGATCTTTCACCTCCTCTAAATTGATGTTTGGTTTTCCAATCATGGAACGGCCTCTTCTAGTATTCGGGATGCCCGGACTTGTGCCGCAGGAACCTCGACTTGTGCCTCCGGAACTGGTGCCTCTTGCTGCATCATCTGTGATCCAATCACCACTGGAGGCAGGACCACCATATAGGGCAAGCCTTTTCTTGCTGCGTCACGGAGTTTTGGAGTGAGGTTGAGTGTCCAGACGTTTTCACCTTGTCCAAATTCACGATCTGTGAAAATAGTGCTTTCATCAACCTTCGCACCATACTTCTTTCCAAGTGCTTTTGCCTGGTTGTTGATGATCTGATCGTAGAAACCTTTCATGCCCTCACCGCCAATTTCGAGTTCCTGGTCTTCAAGCATGTGATATCTTCCAAGGATTTTCTCTCCTTGCTCACCTCGTGTGACTCCTTTTACGTATTTCAATGGAACAGATTCAGTTTCCAATAGTTTTCTTGCTGCTTCTTTTCCAATATGTTGTGACAGTTCTGACTTTGGAACCATCTTATCCACCAAGGGTATCCGTTGTCCATGAAGTTCTGGTCGATAGCGTCTCTCATCTAGTCCATAAGCAACCAGATGCCCAGATTCCGGATCATAATGGAGTGCGGAAACATGTTTACTCAAATTATAACGTGCGGCCTGCTGCGATCCGGTGGTCCAGCCAATCTTGTCAAACTTATTGTCTGCGGCCCAGCGCACCATGCGCTTGAGTGACAAGGCAACCCACTGATTTGTATCCATGACGAAGGGTGCTTCTGGGACTCCTCCTTTGAGTTCATGGATTTCCTCAGTCAACTGGTCATACTCTGCTTGCAACTCTGGAGAGAGATCCATGGGACTCTTCCTTAGAGGATGCAAGGACTCCATAATCTCCTCCCTACGTCGTTCTGCCTCTTCCATCCGTTGCGTCCTCTCAGGACTCTGGAACCCTTTCTCACGTCCTTTCTGCGCCCAGTCACTCTGGATTTCTTCAATAAACAAAACCTTGTTGCCGTCTGCATCCACTCTCTCATTGAAACGAATGTGTGCAACAACGTTTTGTTCATCGTAGTGTCCTGCGGTGAATGTTTGTTCAGGATCAGGTTTTGCGGCACGATTTCTTGCCTGCCGACTCATGTTTGCTGCTTCAAGTGTCAAATCTACATCGACAACTTCACCCGCAGGGTTCAGTACAAGAAAATTACCGGCATCATTTTCTTTTACCGTAAATTTTCCTAACTTCCTTCCAGGCCAAGTCAGCACCAGTTCCCGGTAGTTCTCTCCTCCTAGAAGTTGGTATGCAGGATCAGAGAATTTTGTAGCCGAAGCGTCTGGAAATAGTTCTACAGACTCTCCTTGACTTCCCTTCACCACCTCCTGAATCTGAATCTGATTTGCATCAAGATACTCCTCCAGATCTGCCTTTGAGACATTCCCTTTCCGGGATTTGAGCCAATCTCCAACTCCGGTCCAGATGATTTCATCCTCCTTGACTCCACGTCCCTGGAGCTGCCGGAGCCACTGCTTGGCAGGAAGTGCGTCCTTGGAAACCTCGTGGACGGCATTGAGTGCAGGAGAGGTGAAGGTTGGTCCAGGAGGAAGCATTGATCCTCCTCCAATGCGGGATTGTTCAGGAGTCAACTCCTGGATCCTGCTCAATGGAAGTCCTTCAATTATCTGATCTGCTGCAACCTGAGTGGCAGCAGCAGGAACCAGGGAGCGTTCTTCAACTTTCCACGGTGCCTTTGGGATTTCAAACCCTAGACGCTCTGCCTGCTCACCTGGGAATCGTTTCAGCTTCTTGAAGCGCTGTTGGGATTCCAGGACATTCTGTGCTTGCAGTGCAACGGCATCATCATACTCATCTCGTAGCAAGCTTGTCCGTACCTGATCCTCTGGATTATAGGGTCCACTGATCTGCTCAAACACCTCTGTGGATTCGGGATCATAGTGCATGAACACCACATCAGGTTCTCCCTGATTCCACTTCTTGAAGGTTTCCTTGGACCACTCAGGAGGAGCAAAGTCATCATTCCATGCCGTTCGCGAGGAAATCCGGAATCCGGCTTTGGAGTAGATTTGTGGAAGCGCACTGTCAAATGCATCGAGCTTTCGACCTCCTTCCTGGACGGCAAGCATCAATGCAGAGAGTGTGGTTCCTTTGACTCCTTTACGCTTGGTGTTGAACACTGAGACAATGTCATCCTCCTTGAGGGCAAACCCGGTGCCACCATCCTTTGAGAGGAAGAGTCTCATTCCTGAATATTCTTCAGGAGAATAGACATACACCGCACTGCCAAAAGGATTCTGGTTTTTGGATTCTATGATGGATTCCTGAAACCGAGCTGCTGCTTCAGGAGTTTTTGGAAGTTCATAGAAATCAGGCGTGGAGGCTCCAAGAGAATTAAGCCGCGCCTGATCTACAGAGGAGAGGTTGAACTTGGTGAGTTTTCCAAGTCCCTTCAGGCCCAGTCCAGGATTTCCGACACTTCCTGAAGCGTAAGGCCAGTTGACTGTGCCAGTTCCAGTTCCATCTGAGACCAATGCTCGGTGGATTCGGTCTCGGATGGTTTTTGTGATTCTTGTGGTGTCAGTGGTTCGGTATTGCTGTTCGAGTCCTCCAACAGCTCGTTCAATATCGGTTCTGAACCCTCGGTAAGGTGTCGCAGCATACGCTTCTGCCGAGGGTTGAAACTGTTCAACACTGCTGATGCGTCTTCCATATTCAGTTCCTTCTAGAATGGATCCATATTTATCTGTTCGTATCAGACTAGCAAAATCTGGAACATTTGCAATCTCATTCGGAGATAGTTCCAGATAGAGTTCGTCCATCGATTTTGCACGTCCTCCAGGAGATCTGCGCTTTTCATAGAGTGCCTTCACAAAACTCCAGACTGTTTCCTGCACCTCGGCAGGTTTCCAGGTGGTCCCAGTCCTTTTTGAGAGATAATCTGCTGCACGTCTGGTTGCCGCAGCACTCAGGATGTATCCTGGACTTTTGACTCCACGACCCTCTGTGGATTTGAAGATCTTTCCTCCAAAGACCTCCTGCAAGAGGTTATACGCACGTCCCTGCCAGGTGTCAAGAGTGACCTCATCAAGATTAGACAGGAGGTTCCGCATGAATGAATCTGCCTTTG